ACGGAGGGCTTATGCTCACACCAGTAACGCTGGTAGGTAAGCCATAGTTCTAACTGCTCAATGGCAGTCATATCATTACGAGTCACACAACCAGTGGGAGACTTGACGGGGAAAGAGAACACAGTGACATGCTCTGGCTTCATCACATCAGGCTCCGCTGGGAAACCAACTTGCTTCATGAACTCGCACAGCGGATCCTTGTTGTCGGCACGGACAGTGCGAATATAATACTGACTGTGGCGAGCATGAATACCAGAAGCGGCATCGGTCAACTGCGAAACAGTACCAGAGGGCTTTACACAAGTAATAGCAGCACTCTGTGGAATACCGAGAATGTCGGCATGTTCCTTGTTGGTTTCAATTGCAATCGACTTCAAGGTTCTTAGTCTTAGATCCAATCCCTTGGTGTCTCTGGTCACTTTCGAATCCATGATCCCAGTCATGGAAACACCGAGCAGTCGTTCGTCTTCACAGTTCTTGGTCCAATCAGTAGAAAGATACTTGAAGTTAACAAGAGTTGACTGCCAAGTACCAAGAATGGTAGCAAGTCGTGTCTTACGCTGTAGAGTCTCTGTGGTGTCGTTTGAACGAACAACAACCTCGGTAAGATTACAGAACTCTTTATCACGAAGAATAATCTCGGAACATGGGTTGGTTCCGAAGTCATGCTCAGACTCACGCAAACGATACTCGGGGTTCATTTGCTTTCTATAATCATTGGACTTCTCGATCTGCTTTTGTGCAGCGTCACGATTGAAGATACCACGCTCACCACTCTTGGACTTGTAAAGAGCGAGCCACTCCTCCATGAAGATACCAGGCTCTGGCTTCTCTCGGTAAGACACCGAGTTGTTTGCGAGGGCACGCTGGGGATCTGCCTCCCACCACGCACCACTCTTTGCATCTCTCATTCGCTCGTCGGTGAGACTTGAGAGAGAAATGAGTGCTGATCGGCGTACCCCTCCGACAACCACAATCTCTGCAATTTTACAGATGATGTCGTGACATTCGAGAGAAGTAAGTTTTCGACCCGCTGCGTTTCGGAAGGTGTCAACTGTGAATCTAAACAGGTCTTCAAGTGGTTCGGGTCCACTTGCTCTACCCCCAAAAGTCTTAAGGCGTGCGCCGGCAGGGCGAACCTTGCCTGTGTCCCATTTTGGAACTTGACCTCCAATAAGAAGGCTAAACAATTCTCGGTACGCTTTCGCCCAGCCCATTTTTGAATCTTGGACAACAATTGTTGTATCACTTTCTTCAAACTCCTCTGCTATCGTCGGCAGGGTTTTGATGAATTCGCGTTCTACACTGAAACCAACGCCAGTCCCACACATGAGAATGTATAGGATTTCATCAAACGACTTGGGTTTATTTGCACTGACATACGAGCAGTTATACCCTGCTACATTGTCTCGCTTCAGCGCCTCTCCAGCAGTCATCAACGCACGCATAGAAGGCATAATCTCAAGATTGATAACCGCAGTCTCTAGTTCCTCCCGTAGTTCGGCAGGAACATCATAGTTGCAATTTTCTTTCAGGTGATCTACGAAGAAATCGAAATACCTAGCAACAGTTTCGCTCCATGTTTCTCTGCGACCTTTATCATCAAGCCACCTAGAGTAACGGGATAAATGTATAAAAGACTGGTATAGACTAGGTAGTTCTGACATATAATCATCTCCTGATTCGAAAGGTATTCGTATTTAGTGTTTCAGAAAGTGCCGCCGTCGATACGGGCACTAAAAATATTGTTATTGTTCATATCCAAATCTTGGTTCATTTCGTTTTGACCACCACTCTCTTTGATGAAGACTGTGGTATCAATACTTCCTCCACCACCACCACCATTGATGGTTACAATACCATTGACTCCATCGGAGGATATTGTAACACCTGCTCCACGGAAGTCAAGATATCTTAGGACATTTCCGTGTTCAATGACAGATCCATCACGCTTCGCACCAAAGAGATCACCACCACCACCAACAATGGCGCCACCCTGAACAATATTACCCAGAGAGGCTACCCACTCTTCGCTTACGCTTAGTACCTTGGTCCCCTCATCGTATCGTAGGGGTCCACTTACTTTAACGACGGCTGGTTCACCTTGGTCGCCCTTTTCACCTTGGGGGCCTTGTGGACCCTCGGGGCCTGCTGGTCCCTCTGGACCTTGTGGACCTTGCGGTCCTTCTGGGCCTGGATCTCCCTTTGGTCCCTTTGGTCCCAATGTTCCTTTTGGGCCGGCGGGTCCAATCTGTCCTCTCTCACCTCTCTGACCCCGTTCCCCCTCTGGACCTCTTTCTCCTTGCTCTCCTCTTTCGCCTACATCACCCTTTTCACCTTGGGGGCCTTGTTCACCTTGTTCACCGACAGGGCCTTGTGCGCCAGGGATTCCTCTCTCCCCTTGGACTCCTTGGTCGCCCCTATCTCCCTTTTCACCTTGAACACCCTGTAGACCTCTTGGTCCCTGCTCTCCTTGTGGTCCCTGTGGACCTTCAGGACCAGCGGGTCCACCAGCAGGGCCTCTTTCACCCTGTGGTCCCTGCTCTCCGATCTGGCCAGGAAGTCCTGGCTCACCCTTCTCTCCCCGTGGACCTTGAGGTCCGACTGCTCCCTGCTTTCCGTCTCTACCATCGTTACCACGAACAAACACTTTCTCAACGATGGTAGGTCTCTCGGGTTCTTGCCACTCAGCAAACAGAGCGTTGATTTCTCGGGAAGATCCCCTGAGAGTAATATGAGAATTCTCGCTTACAAGACTAACAACCGAAGCACCATACCCAACTTCATATACAATATGTCCCTCTTCCTCTGTGATGACAAAAGTTTCGTTACTCGAAACATCTTCCAGAAGACCTCCAACATAAGAGACCTTCTTTCCAACATTCGAAGCGGAAAATAAATTGAATACAGTGTTCATAGAATGGTTCCAGTTGTTATTCTATTTATGTCGTGAGAGCCTGCCACGAAACAGGAAATAGAGGTGCAACCAATTTACCGATCGCGGCAGCGTATTCTCGTACTTCCCATTGTGCATGGGCATCGATACGCTGCTTATAGAAACGAGCATAAGCAGCGAGAGATCCAGTCCAATACCACTCAGTATACATGGCTTGCGGAAGAACGAATCGTGCTTGCTCTGGAGCAACGCCGTTCCTCAGCAGTTCATTGTAAGTATACAGAGTAAGTTTCATCGCATTTTCGTAGTTTCTCTGTGCCTCTGGGTGAATACTAATATGATCGCTGCTACCCTGCTTCGCACCATCAGTCGGCTCTCCACGCCAATATGGGTAGTAAAACTCAGGAGCAAACGACACATATCGACGACTGATCTCGTTCTCCACAAATCCTTGCTTGTGCTTGAACATCTGAGTACGAATAGATACAGGTGCCTTGATTCGCAGCGTGATCTGTGGGTGAGCAAAAGGTGTCCAGTGTTGGTGCTTGGCAAGATATCTAATAAGTTTCTGATCTCGCTCACCCAACTTACGGACATCCTCGTCATGGTAAGACGAACCAGATTCCTTGAGTCTGGCAACTGCTTCCTCGTCGATCTCCCACTCGGTGTCCTTCGAGAATGAAACCCGTGCGGCGTTACATACGGTCAGATCCGAACCCATGTGATCCACTAGATCAACATGTCCTGCATTAAGAACCTTTTCTTGCATCAATCAACCTTTCGCATACTGAACTACGAGAACAATTCCAACGGACGCTGCGAGTCCAACCATCAGTTTCAGGAAGTCTCGTCCCACAATCGGGAACACCTTCTTCACACTGTCCTTCTGTCGGAAGGAGGCAATCGCCAACTCTCGACCAGTAAGAAGTCCTACGAACACCCAAGTCGTAGACATCGGAATGTCATTCATTTCCTTGAAAACATACAGTATAATAAAGTAGAAGAGATCAATCAAGGTTGCAGAACGAACATATTTCGTATTCTTTTTCTGAACCACGATCTCCTGAATCTTACCACCACGGTGCTGGAGCATCCATGCCAGTCCCGCGATAAACACAGCAGAAATAATAAACATGACTTCAACTGGGATCTGTCTTGGGAGATACACCGCGATATTCGCCATGTCGTGACTCAACCAAGTCCACCAGAGGAACCCAGTCGTTACCCACTGTCCGATCGACCACCACTTCTTGTGTGAGTCCTTGATACTCTTACCCTCGTCAATCAGACGAGTCAGTGCCAACCAGATGAAATACGCGGCGACACCTGCAACGGCGTATCCAAGCATCGACTTCATCAGAACCTTCTGTAACACCAGTGTCGATGCAAAGGCAGAAAGCACTAGGAATGAAGTAGAAACGGGAACACCGAATCGTGTGAGAATCAGGAGGACCGCTGGTGCGAGTGCTTGATACCACTCCACCCCCTCGAACGGAATCTTGTTTAGTCGTCCGTAAGAGATGTCACCGTCGTATGCCCACCAACCATACCAGATGGCGATGAGGAGAACTGCGGAGGCGAAACCCCACATGATCTTCCAGTTTACTTTTCTGTTGCTTGCGATCCATGTTCCGAGTGTCTGGATCGAGTCGTTTGCAATCACACTGTAGGCAGCGAGGAGAAACCCAGTCCACATCCAAATCGTAATATCAGTCATACTTTTCTCCAACGGTTCAAACGCATCATGGCTTCGAGTCCAGAGACTGCGTTGTCATCCATAATTTTTTTAATCTGCTTTGGTGTCATATGATAAATCATATCATTAATATCTTTGTCCTTGATGCCGTTCGGCCAGATACAAACAGTTTTGCCCTGATCAATCAAGTTCTTGTTGAAGTTGATGATTTGTTGATTTCTTGGTTCATTATCTAGGACATAAACCATGTCGGTATTTGCGAATCGAGCGGGTTCATTCTCGACTGATGCGGCGCCAACCATCGCAACCGTATTGTCGATGAATAGACTGTCCAGCGGACCCTCAACGACATACACACGCTTCTTCGGATTGGCTCTCCACATACCATACCACAGACGCTCGATAGACTTGTCTGACTTGACCGTGATATATCGAGCAGTTGTCCTGGCTCTGTATTCATCCTTCATAGAAAGCGATCTGCCCTGAACCGCAACAACTTCATCCTTCTTGTTAAAGAACGGAATAACCAGTCTGGGTTCTACCCCTGTCGTCTGCATAGGATTAAATTCAGGATCTACCAGTTTCATGTACGCATAAAAGTTTTTAGTGTAGTAGAGAATATCGTAAAATTTCTTTGGGATCTTACGCATCTCCACAAACTGACGGCAGACATGATCCGAAGGAAGATCCTTCACACAAGTCAGCGGTTTCAGAAGATCATGCTTAACCTTAAACTTCGGCTTACTAAAAATCATCTCTTCTTCCTTCGGCTTAATATAATTTGACTTACCGTTCTCTCCGTTCTTCCAACGCTCCAGCGAGTAGTCCTTCATGAGCGAAGGATTTACTGCCTCCAGAAACCTATACAGCGAGTGACCAACACCACAGTTGTGACACTTGTAGAAGAAGTCGTTCTTTTTGATGAAGAAGAACCCTCTCGCCTTGTTCTTGTTCTTCTGTGAGTCACCACAGATTGGACAACGACAGTTGGCGAGTTTGTCACTCTTCCACTTGAACTTCTCCAGTTGCGGAGAAACAAGGTTAATAAACTTCTTGTCTACAAAGGTACTCATACGGTCCACTCACTAAAGTCAGTTTGCTCTCGCTTGCTTCCACCAAAACCAGAGCCATACACATCCTCTGGCTTGTCTTGATTTGATTCCACCAGTCCTGTCTGCTCATCGTCTTGGACATCAATCAACTTCATCTTGGCACGATTAATTCCAAGAATGAACTTTCTGTTTGCTACAGTGTCATTGTAGCGGTTCTTCAACTGCTTGATCAAAACCTGACCTTGAGCGTCCAGATCCTCTGTCGCAATCATGGCGATCATGAAGTCGGCAGTAGCAGGTAGACCAAACGACTCGGAAGTGTCTTCGAGACCGAAGTCAGACGAAGCGAACCCTGTTCGGTTGACCTGAGTAGCAGAGAAGATCGGAACATCATACTCAACGGCAAGACCACGCAACTCCTCGGCAATCGCCTTGACATAGTTGTAACTGTTGACATTCCCATTCTGCTTGAGTCTAGCACTCGCACAGATGTTAAGATAGTCAATGAAGATGATGTCTGGCTTGAACTTCTTCTTCATGGCGAGTTCTTCGAGCAACACGCGGAAGTGGTGAGAACTTGCAGTTGAAGTAGGATACTCCTTAACAATCAACTTACCAGTGTATTCACCAACGGCACGGTTAAGTTTGGTATCGAAGATCTGCTTGGGAAGTTCCTTCACTTCATCCATCGTGATGTCCATGAGATTGGCGTCGATGCGTTCGGCGATCCTCTCCTCGGCCATCTCGCAGGTGATGTAGAGAACATTCTTGTTCTGCGTCAAACAGTTCGCTGCATGGTGACACAAGAACAATGACTTACCCACACCAGTTCCCGCCATGACAATGTTCAGTGTCTTGTTCGGCGTTCCACCGTTGGTGATAAGGTTCATGAACTCCAGATCAAAAGGGACTCTCGACTCGACTCGATGATAGAACTCGAATCGAGAATCGGCATCTTCGATATAGTCGTGTCCAATGTGAGCGTCAAAAGAAACTGCAAGAGCGTCTGAAAGAATATGCGGGATGGCATTCTCGCTCTTACTCTTGTTGTTACCATCGATGATCTGAATGGATTCCATGATGGCGTTGTAAACTGCTCGCTGCTGACAGAACTTCTCCGTGGTGTCAAACAACCAGTCCTGCTTGACCTCCTCGGGCTTCTCCTTCATCTTGTTCAGCATCTCCGTGCAACCATCGAACTCCGCTTGGGTCAGATCCTTTCTCTCACTCAAGGTGATGTGGAGTGCTTCAGTTGCAGGGAGACTGTTGTAAGTCGAAATGAACTTGGAAGCCATTTCGAAAACCACTTTATCACAACGATCCGAGAAATACTCGGATCGAAGGAAGGGAGAAACCTTACGGGAAAATTCCTCATTGTGAATCAGATGTCGAAGAATCGTCTGTTCCACTGTTTGCATCATTCGTTCTCGCTTTCACTTGCTCGGTCTTTAGTCGTTCGATGTTGTCTTCAATCACCTGCGGTGGATCACCCATGTCTTCGTATGCCGACTCTTGCGTCAAGGAGGGCAGTTCCTCCTCTAGAATATGCACAAGAAGATCTCCCGCAAACTGATGGAACTTATCATCATCCTCGAACCCATCAGGCTTCTTGAGAATGTTATAGTTGAACTTCATCTCCATCTGGCCGCTTTCTAGTTCATTGAACTTCACCGTGCCAAAATGAAAGTCGAGTCCATCATACTCACCCTCACGAATGCTGATGGCATCTGTCTCTAGTCCCTCAATCGGAACATATTCAAACTTCGGTAGTGTCATCTTCTGTCTCCTCAATCTTCATTGTACCATACTTGAAGTCAGAAGCAACTGCCTTGTCCAACTTCTCCATGATCTCTGGTGTGAATACCTTTTCGGGATCCTTGTAAATCTGCTTCTCGAACAACTTGCTACCGTCTGGCAGTTCGATGCGGGTCGAAACCTTCTTGAAGATTTCATGCTTGAGTGCGATGTCAACCAGACCATAGTAGGGGTTAAGACCCTTCTCGTAGTCAAGCATGACATCGACCATCGCGTTCTCTTTCGTCAGACGAGACTTGTAGTTCTTGCAGTGAATGATGTTACCAATGACATCAGTTCCCTCCTTCACCTTCTTCTTCGAGAGATACACAATCGTAGAGGCGGCATACTTGAGACCAGAGCCACCACCCATCTCCTTCTGCGGGAACATGGAACCCACGACATCGTAAGTGTGGTTGGTCATGATCATCGGAATGTTCGCCTTACCCAACTTGAGAGTCAGGACGCGGAAGGTTGCCTTGATAACCTGCGCCCGAGTCATGTCCTTGGTGGTCTTACCCTCGGCAGTATCGTTCATCTCCTTCATCGTCGAAAGCATACCAAGCGAGTCGAGAACGATGAGCATTGGCTTCTGTTCGCTCTTCTTCAGTTCAAGGTAGTTGTCTACGATTGAAATGGCCTGGTGACGAAACTCTTCGACAGTTCCCACGGGAAAGATGGCTACCCGAGCGGGATCAATACCACGCTCCGTCATCATCTGCGAAGTCACGGCCTGTTCGGTGTCAAAGTAAAGGACAACGCCGTCAGGACGATCAGCAAGAAACTTATGCACCAGACTAAGAGCAAAGAAAGTCTTACCAGTAGCGGATTCACCCGCGATAGCCGTGATCTTATTATCTGGGATACCCCCGAAGAGTGAACCAGAAACAAGTGCGTTAAAAGTATAAGAACCAGTATCCACAAAACCTCGGATGTCAGATTCAGCGCCTCCGTCAGCAACGATGCTAGCATATTCATTGTTCGAACTCTTGATTACATTTTGCAGAAATTCCATACATTCTCCTATCAACCAAACAGTGATTCAAGACTCGCCGCACGCTCATGCTTCCAACCGATCGCGTCAAGGATTGTCTTGAGTGGGTCCAGAAAACTCTTTTCGAATTGTAGATCATAATTGATATATGCGTTCAAGTCAAACTCTTTTGGGACATTTGTCGGGAAAGAGATAACATGATCTCTACCACAGACACCACCCACGGGATTGGGCTTCTTAAGATACAGGAACTTGATCTTCTCGCCTTCCTGAATCAATGGATACCTCTTGATGAGTCCCATCTTCTTGATGTAATGATTATAGATCAAGGCACCCTTGACCGCGATGGGTGTGGCAGAGATGTAGATGTTTGCGGAGTCTTTCCACTTCTTCAGATTGTTCACGCTTCGGGGAAAGGCGATATCTTCGGGAGTCTGTTGAGCAAACTCGGTTCGCACCTTTTCGGTGAACGAAATGATAGTGTCTTCATCCTCCTGAAGCACCATTCGAATGGCCTCCTTGAGCCAGTTACGAACCACCTGCGGCGTGGAGGATCGAGTCGTCTCAATACCCATGATCTTTAGTTTGGGTTGCTCATACGGAACACCCTCGCTGTTGTGAACATTCAGCATGTATCGCTTCTTCGCGGTCCATACACCACTATCTGCGATGACCTCTCGTTCCATGACCATCTTGTTTTCGTAAGCACTCATCATCTTACCAAGAATGTCATACTGCTTCTTAATGAACGGGATGATGATCTTCTCCGACGCCTTGTCGAGATAGTCTACGATCTGTTTCGTAGACTTGTCTTTACAAGTTTTATCGACAAGATTACCAAGGCGAAGATATACAGAGTCGGTATCAGATGCCACCACATAATCATAGTCACCAGTCTCCAGTGTTGTGTTTAGAAATTCGTTTAGTTTGTCCGCGATCCATCGAATACTCAACTGTCCAGAAAGAGTGATCGCCTCCGCCATGCGTGTATCGTAGTATCGAAACCATTCGTTACCAATCGCACCATAAGCGGAGTTCAATTGAATCTTACGAACCAACTGGAAGTTATTATATTTAGCGATGTCAAAGTCGAGTTGCTTGTTGCTCGGATCCTTTTGCTTTTCCTTCTGTGCTTGGATCATCAACTTCTTGTAGTGCTTGCGTTCTTGATACATCTTGTCCATCAACGCGGGCAGGAAACCACGGTTGTCCTTACGATAGCATGTCCCGTTCGCGGCGACAGCGTGTCCCGTTGCTTTGAGTGCATCAAGTTTCTCTTGACACTCACCACTTAGAATCCGATCAACACCAACACCGAATCGACTGTCCTCGTCCATGTCCACCAGCGTTTCGGGACTGATGTTATATTGCATGATGAGGTGAGGATAGAGACTGTTCAAATCGAACGAAACGATCCAATCGTGCTTACCAGTGATCGGTTCCTTGACATACGCACCTGCATACTGCGAGTCCTTCTTGACATAGTTCTTGGAAGGAATCACGATCTTCTGCTTCTTGAGATAGTGATAGATGATCTGATCCCAAGTCTTTACCTGAGAGAAGATATCCATGAAGTTCACCTTGGCAGAATACGCAAGGGTAGTGGCGAGTTCAAGGAGTTTCAGTTTGTCTTCGAGTTTGCGAACGAGTTCAACATCGCGGACATTGTATTCCATGAATCGATTGAAGTCACCCTTGTAGAAGTCAACGATGTTGTCGAATTCGCCATAGTCAAGTTTACGCTCGCCGAGTTCGACGAAGGCAATATGGTCGAGACGATACGACTCTTGGTTAGTGTAGGTAAATGTCTGATACAGTTCATAG